ACACCCTCCCTATCCGTTCTATTGTCTCGCTCTCGTCAAAGTTTAACTCTTCATCCTGGGACTGAGCTATTATTATTTTTATAGCTTTCAGTTTGTTTTCTTCTTGGTTACAATTTCCACAACAATTTTCATTCATTTGTTTTCCTTTAGATATGCCTCTGCTCTCTCTCTTATCTCGTCTGATTCTCTATCTGAATAATCATAAGGATTTATCAATAAGTCGGCAAACTCTATCAACAGCTTATTGGCTTCATCGTATTTGACAAAATCACCTATATCAGACTCTTCCTCGTGTCGCTCCATGTTTGACCCCATAGAATCCCATGAATAATATATTTCGTATCTCTTCATATATCCCTTACTCCTTGTCGGTTAATGCTTGATTGTAAATCTCTTCTATGTCAAAACCTATATGACTGTTAGGCTCATTATTGATAAGCTCGATCACTATATTTGCATAGTTTTTTACTTGTTGCTCTAACTTCTCGGCTTTATCCATCAGACCAACTATAATTCTTTCATCGTCTTTATATTGTTGCTCTAGCTCTTTGTTTTTATCCTCTAGTTTTAAAAGTTCTGTTAAATAAAAAGTTTCTCTTTGAATTGCTTTATTTTGCTCTAATGTATTATCGAATCTAGCGATCCCAATTTCATCAAGTCTTTGTGTTATCTCTTCTCTATTCATTTATCTATCTCCTCAAAAAATCTAGCCACTTTAAATCTGACGTTAGCCAGCTTATATTCCGCAATTGTTGCACTATAAAGCGTTCTTATATCACTATAATAATCTCTGTCATTATCGTTAGGTGTTAATAGAATAGCTCCGTTCAGTGCATCTTTGCCGTATTCTGCTAAACATTCTCTAAACCTTTCACATATATTGTTCATTTATCTATCTCCCTCTATTGGTTTTATTAGACTCTCCCTGCAATATGTTCTCTATAACACAATGGACATAAATCCCACAAAGAACCATTTTCAACTCTTTTTCTTTTCCATCCAAAATCCCTCGAATACTCTCTTAAACATCTTGCTTCATCAGAATCTTCACTGTATTCTTTTCCACAATCATCACAATATAATTTTACTATTTTTCTTATACCCATTTACGCCTCCAATACCTTAATAGATTCTTTACCTAATTGCTTACAAAACTCTTCAAAGTATGGACAACTTATACAAAAATCTGGATCTGCAAAATACATTCCACACTCATAACATCTTTCATCTGATTGATAATATTTTATATCTATTCCGTTACATAAATGACTCATTTTAACTCCTTAATAGTAAACAACGGTTCTAATACAGACTTAATATCTGAATATTCTTTTTCCATTTCTAACATAGGTTTACTCATCTCTTAACGATTCAAGAGAATCAATCAACATATCAATTAAATCATCTTTATTCTCTTTAGACATATATCTAACTTTATCATCAACAATATTAAATATATTATTTCCCATTTGCTCTAATTCGCTTTCTGTGTAGTCTTTCATTTTTCCTCCAATAACTTTATGTCAGATTCGACAAGTAATGGTAATTTGACCTTTCTCTCTTGGTAATTCATTCCTACACCGATTAATGTAGCGTTATGACCTTCTAGTTTAGCTATTAAATCAAGTTCTTTCTCTGTTGCTGTATCTCTCAATTCTTTGTCTGGTTTACCAAATACAATTCTATTTATCATTCTAGCCTCATTTGAATAATGATAGCCTTTTGGTTCGTCATGGTCGTTTTCAATAGCCTTACTCATAATCTTGTAATTAAAAGATGCAAGTATTCTTTTGATATTCCAATCTTCTTTTCGTTGTGTTCCGTTTTGATATTCAGAATAGACTTTTAATTTAAACTCAGGGCTTAACCATGTAGCAAACTCTAATGCAATTAATTCATGTGCATAAGTTCCACCATCATATTTACCACGTTTTCTTTTTAATACTGTAAATGTCTCGTTTTTTAAATCACTAGGATTCAAGGTATTTAAAACTACTTCCATAAAATCTTTGGTTGATTTTAACACCATCCAGTTATCTAATCTCTTCTTAGGGAAATATTTAACCATATCAGTTAAACAAATATACCCACCTTCATCTATTCTTATAGGATCGTTATGTCCTAAATAATCTAAACTTATCTCAAATGCTTTTGCTAGTTTCATTTAAACCACCTTATTTCATTAGTTTACATGTTAATACTATTAAAGTCAAGGTTTAACTTGCATAAACTGTTATCATATGTTATATTTAACTTATATTTAAGGAGAATAGATGAAATACATGGGAAGTAAAAACAGGATAGCAAAACATATATTGCCTATCATCTTGAAGAATAGAAAAGAAGGTCAATGTTATGTGGAGCCGTTTGTGGGTGGTGGAAACATGATTGATAAGGTAGATGGTAAAAGGATAGGGTCTGACTTTAATAAATATGTGATAGAAGCATTGCTTTTAATTAGAGATAATCCTGATAAAATACCTGATATAATCACAGAGGACAATTATACGGTTCTTAAAAACATAGAGGATCATCCCTTAAGAGGTTTCGTAGGTTTTGCAATGTCTTTTGGTGGTAAATGGTTTGGTGGTTATAGACGAGATGTAAAAGGGACAAAGGGCTGTATTGATAATATGGCTACACAAACAAGAAGAAGCAAACAGTCTGCAATTAAACAATCATTAAAAATACAAGGTGTTAACTTTATTTATACGAGTTATTTAAATTTGATTATTCCTGATAACTCTATAATTTATTGTGATCCTCCATATAAAAACACTACTTCATATAAAGATGGATTTAACCATTATGATTTTTATATCTGGTGTAGAAGTATGACAGAATTAGGACATACAGTTTATATATCTGAGTATAATATGCCTGATGACTTTGAGTGTGTTTGGGAAAAAGAAATAAGTTGCACATTATCACAGAATGGATCTAACCCAAAACCAGTAGAAAAACTATTCACTGTTAAGAAATTAGATAAGTATCACGGTGATTATTACGGTTGTTAAGGTTATGTTATTATTATCTTATATTAAAGATTATATGCGTGAGTAGTGATTTAATTATCATTAGTGGTATGCTGGTTCGATTCCAGCCTCGCGCCTATTTATATTAAAGATTATAGGAGAACAGAATGAGTAAAAAATTAGAAGATATTATAGAAGAACTGGCTTATAGTTTAGATATAGATGTTAGAGGTATTAAAACGACATCTAGATTAAGAGAAGATTTAGGCATGGATAGTTTAGATGCTTATGAATTGGTGTATAAGGCAGAAATGGAATTTGACATTGAAATAAAAGATGAGGTTGCAAGGAAGATAGAAACTGTTCAAGATGCTCTTAATGTAATCAATGAAAGGTTATCATAATTTAACATTATGATATTATTAAAGTATATAAGGAGAATAGAATGGATATTGAAGAGATAAAGAAACTAGAATTAGAAGAATGTTCTGCATGTAGTGGTTCGGGGTGTTATTGTGATGGAAGTTGTGGAGCGTGTGACGGTACAGGATTAGAATATGATAGTAATTATTTATTGACATTAAAAGAGAATCTTATTTATGAACAAGTTAAAACCATAGAATCATTAAAGTGTTGTGGTAATTGTAAATACTGCGATCGAATAGATTTAGTTTTTGACATCATAGATTGTAGTCATGAGGATGTTTGCAGTCGAGAAGTAAGAGATCATAGTTTTAACGACTTATGGGAGTATGAACCCAAGCCAATTAAATAAAAATAGCCCCTCAATTAAGAGAGGGCTTTTTTTATATATCCAGTTCCCCTTGTTTACCCTCATAACAAGTATCTATTTTATCAGTTATATCTTTTAAACTCTTCTCTAGTTCTTTTAATTCATTGTTACGCTGTCTTATTACGTTTATTAAACTATTCCTATACTGAATATCAGCTTGTAGATCTCTATTCAACCTTTACGCTCCTTTAAATGCTTAACACTATCTTCTAGCCCTTTTATCCTGTTGTCTCTTCTTTTGATCGTCTGATTTGCCCTGCTAATGGCACGTAGAAGCTCTTTTTGTGGTACAAAGGTATCATTTAACCCTTCTATCTCTTTCAACGCCTCTAGGTGCTTTTTCTGTAGAGGCTTATAGTTACGCTCTACGTTCTCTTTTAGTTTCCTGTTAGCTGATAGCAGGGTTGATTTATCTGCCTCTAGGTTATCGATTCTTTTGTATAGATCTTTTAGTTCTTCTTTTGTTAGCATTTTAACCCCTTTTTAAATTCCTCTAACGCCTTGTTTGGTTCAAAATTCTTATATCTGTTTAAATCTCCTAAATATTCATGGGAATAACACAACCTTTTTGTATCTAAAACCATATGATGCCATAACTCTGTTTTACTTTGTTTTTGGGATTTCTCTCTACTTTTTAAATTTGTAGATGTACCTCTCCATAAATTAGATTGTTGTCTATATTCCCCCATTCTAATATGAGCTGTTTTAGAAAAATACCTGTATCCATCATCTAAAAATAGTTCAGCTATAGCATTTGAGAATCTTGTTCCAACACCTATTCCTTGATAATCTGGCAGTACGACTGTTCTTGATTCCCTAAATTTCTTTCTACTATCCCCTATATATAATTCTGGTATTTTTCCTGGTAAACTTAACGATGCATTAAAGGCAATCTCTACACCATCAAATACTCCTACATAACATCTACAAGCCTTATTCAATTCTTCACTCAAATAATGATGTTTTTTAAACATCTCCCACTTCTGCCAATTTGATCTAAATATGTCGACTCGAATAATAGGTTGCCGAAGCGACCCCCTTGGTCTGTATTCTCCTGTGTCGGTGTAAAATATCCAATCGGGGTTTAACCAATCTATAATATCCTCATGACATGAGCAGAATACAACATTTTTTATATCTCGCTTTCTAATTGTTTTTGATATTGCCATGCTTGCAGATTTAGCAACTGATCTATTGACAACACTTGTAAACTCATCAATAACGGAATTATCCTTTAATTTTCTTGACATGTCTGCTCTAAATTTCTCACCATTAGATAAAACATGATAGGGCTTCATCCATGTGGGTATAGAATTAAGTCCTACACTAGACAGATTATCTACTGCCTTTTCTGGTGTTTCAAAATGAGAAACTATTGCTTTGTCATTTCCCCATACTGGATTTATCTCTTCTCCAAACTCTTTTAATAATGTACTTTTTCCACTCCCAGAGCTACCAACTATTAAACCTATATTAAAACTATCTTTTATTTTTGGTTTATTATGACACGTAAAATAAGATTTACCAGTAAACACATAATCGAACACTTTAGAAGCGTGCCTTGTAAATTCATCTATTTCAACTTTTGTTTCTAATTTCATTTTAACCCCTCTATCTCTGGTTTACCGTGATTTAGCACATTACAACAATATGGACAATGTTTAAAATGACTAAATATTTTAGTATATGATTTCTCTGTAATCTTAATATCTGGACAACATTCTAACCAATACTCTTTATGCCTTTGTTTTGACCATTTAGAAATTATATGGCACTCCTCAACTGTTTCATGCTTAGGGGTGTTTATTGCCTGTCGTTGTGCTTCTTTCCACATGCAATTAGCCCATATCCTATAGCTGTTAGGTATATTAGCTTTATCTGCGTACTCTTGAAACTCTTTACTTCCTATATCCATTTCTTCTCTCCTAATTATATCTTTTGCTCTTGCCGTTCATCTCTAAGCTTTATTGTGCTTAAAACTCTTCTTTAAATCATTAAGTATGCTTTGACTAGATCTAAACTCTTCTTTTGTCATTGGTTTTTCTTCTTTGTACTTATGCTCTCTTACAACTGTCTCTTTGATTTTGTAAGGTTCATATTTACCTTTTTTCAGTCTAGCTTTATCAATACACTCTTCTATTGTAGCTATACAAGGTGCTTTAAATATTGCCTTGTGATAAGAATAAACTGTTTTTAGTAGTTCTTTGAATTCACTCTCTTTTATTTCCTTGTTGATATAACCAACAACTATTTTTTTTAATTGTTGATTCTCATATTCTCCATAGTAAACAGTTATGTTCTGCATAAAGATATTTATATCCATTAGTAAATTCCTTCTAGTTTAGAATAATCAATTTCTTCTACTGGCTTAGTACATTTAACATAATCACCTTTAACACCTTGATATTGGTTATCCATTGCATAGTTAAGGCATTGTATTAAATGATCTTCATTAATAAATTCTGAGCCTATTTTTCCTATCATAGATGTTAAAGGTCTTTCGGATAGAATAGGTTTTTTTATTATCTTCCTATGATCTATAAATTCTTTTAATGCATTCTCTAATTCAAGACTTAAACCACTAGGAACTATTATATTTGCTTTACCTCTTTTCTTTATCTGTTTACTTTCTTTGTTTACTTTATCTGTTTCATTTCCTTTACTTTGCGAAGCAATGCGAGGGGTATCCGACTCGGTAAGCGAGGGAAGGGAGTTTTTGTATGCTAGACCACCATGAACCTCTAGTATTTCATGATCTGTCATATCTTTTGACTCTTCCGAAGTTATATGTTTGTATCTAATTAAATTACCTCTGATACCTCCAATTCTTTTTCTTTCTTTACCTTCTAAATATGGTTGTAAGTACATGATCATTTTAGGACTAAAGAATTTTTGTTGTTCATCTATTACAAATAATTCATAATTAGATATTACAGTCCTTACTTTTTGCTCAGATGTTCCGAACTCGTCAGCAAGCAAATCCATATCTTCAACAGGATAATTATAGTTTGGTTGCTCTCTTAAAGTTTCAAGAATCATGAAATATATTCCATACCCCTCTAATCCTAACTCTTTTCTTAATCTTCTAATCTTCCTGTCTATTCTTGCATTGCTAAAATGTGGGAAGTAAAAAGCGTCTTTATCCAATCTTACTCTCCTTTTTGTACTCTCTATAAGATCTTACAGCATTCAAGCTTAATACTGTACTTATACCAAATATCATTAGAAAAACTATTAAATCTAACCATTGATACCCATCTATAGATAAAATGAAACCTAAAACCATGTAGAGGACTTTGTCCAAATGCTTCATTTACTCTCCTTTACTTTTACACCTGTTATACGCTTTCTTCCCGATGGGGTTAATTCATAGGTCAATTTACCCTCTCTTATCCATCTTTCAACAGTTGTACGGTGTACGCCCTCTTTTTTGGCGTACTCTACTATTGAAAGTTTCATTTAAGACTCTCTCTATATTCAATTTCTTCTCTTAACTCTTTTTTAGTATTATACATCTCTGGTCTAATTCCACAGTCAATCATGTTGTAAGCAATATCATATTTTATTTGTAATTCAAGTAATTGCTTATCATCATAATGCTTATATTTATATTTTCGACCTTCAATATCGTTAAGCTTGGTTGCACTAACAGAATATTCATAATCTTTTCTTTTGATAATAATCCATGCTTGAAATCCACAATCACATACTGCATTGGTAGAATTAATCCCACCACCAAAACTGCCACCTTGAAATCTTGCATGATTACCACAATTAGGACACCCCATACCTTTTGTTAAATTCATTTACTACCTCTTTCTAATTTAGTATAATTCACTATACATCACTTTGAATCATACTGTCAATTGTTTAACCAAAAAAAAGAGCCGAAGCCCTAATTTATCACACTATAAATATATTTTATTGCTTGCTCTTTGGCTTGGTCGATGGATTTATCAGCAGTATTAAACATCATAAAGTCAGATCCATCATCTATATTAACTACCGTTACAACTCTACATAATTCTATGTAGTATTTTTTAGGATTTTTATTGATCCCCTCAATAACTCTTTGTAAAAAATATCCATAATCCATACTTTCGGGGTTATCTTTAAAATACTCTAATCTTACTTGATGTTTAAAGTAACAAATAACTTCAATAAAAACCTCTTTCCTGCCATCCATACATTTCTTATTTTTCCAACTAAACCCATCAGCAAACTCACAACCCCATTTAATAACTTCTATATCTAACATTCTGTAGACTCCTCTTTAACTGGCGATAATAACGCCATAATCAATATTGATAATCCTACATATACAATAGCCATTAGAGTAAAACAGACTATTAACTTGAACCCGAACATTACAGATAACCAGGCTAGTGTTAACAGTAGAAAGGTTATCATTATTATTAATATACTCTTTTTCATTTCTTATCCCCTTTGTGAATTGTTATATCACCGATTACTATAGATTTCCTTTTTCTCAAAGCCAGGTAATACTTTTGGTATTCATCTCCTTTATTAGCTATATATAAAAGATCTTTAAGAGAACCAAAATACAATCTATCTTTGTCCGATGCGTAATGCTGCACAAACTTACTAATATTGTTTTTGTTAACATCTCTATCTTTGGATAATATTAAGTTATCCATAAGAACGATTCCACCATCGTAAGCAAGTTCTCTTTTCTTGTAACTTAAGCTTTTAAACTTCGCTGTTTTATCAAATGTTTCAATCAACTTGTTCCTATAGATATTTTTACCATCCCATATTATTTTAAATACTTCTGCACCTCGTTCTCTCTTTATAGTCCAGCCGTTCTTCATGACTTCGTCTTTATCGATCAAACGTTTATTTAAAGAGCTATGTGTTGATGATACTACTCTGCTGATCTCTCTTAATGTCCCCTTATGGGCTTCATTATCTTTAGTTGCTGTAAAGTGAACACGGTTCTTCCTTTCACCTCTCTTGCTCTCTGAGTTAGCCTCTCTATAGACTATTGTTACAGTCTTTGTGTTTACATTACGTCTAGTTAACAAACCTCTACATGGATTATTATAGCAGTATGGAAACTCATAGTCTTCTGGTCTTGAAATATCTTTATCTTTTGGTATCATCTTTTTTATCCTCCTGGGAAAGAATCAGTTTAATTAGTTCTACAATAGCTAATAAGCCGATTAAAGTTATAACTGTAGCTATTATCATATCAGCCATTAATCAGCTCCTTTATTTCTTCCCATGATTTATTTGTTGCTTTTTCTACTAATCGAGAATATTTACTATTATCAATAGTTGTACTCATATGTTTTAAAGCATCGCAAGTCATTAAGTCAATCAAAGCCTCTAGTATTTCGGGTGCTGTTGCTATTAGTTGAGCGTTGGCTTTTGACTTAAAACTATTTACAGCTGTATCTCGGAATTGTTCAATCTCATTGTGTATACAAAAAAATCTACAGTTACAACCACAAGAACTCTCTCTAGTTGAGCAATTGTTACAACTCTCTCTGTTTACTCCTAGTTTATCTATAATTTCCATTTAATCCGCCCTGTTACTTCGTTTAATATCTTACCTGTTCGCCGTTTCATTTTTGGCAACATCTCATTAAAAAATATAGTTCTTGATACCACTTAACCCCTCCTTGATCTTATTGATAATCATTATTACTTTACACTTAATTAATAATGATTTGTAACTCTCTTCTTTTTCCATTTTAAATTCTTTTTTAGATTTCATTGTTTAACCCTCTATTTCTTTTAGGATCGGAGCAAACATTATATTCGATGCTTCACGACCTATATTTTTATCCACATAATACTTTAACTGAAATACTCTTTCATCTCTGAGGTAATCAGTTCCACTAATCCATTTTGATACTGCACTAGGGTTAACTTTTAATATTATAGCGAACTCTCTTTGTGTTAATCTAAGCTTATTTAAAACCTGTTGCACTAATAATCCTCTATTCATACTCTAGTTATCTCCTTTGAACACCAAGGACACGATTTAAACGTCCCTATCTGTTTAATCAACACTGGAAACGATTCACCACAAGAAGTAGTTATATGCTCCGTTTGTTGCCCTCTGTTGTTTAATGTGAACTTGCACTTGTTAGGCTCTTTTGTATAACTAATACAATCTAAACAGCCTCTCTTGTAGATACGACTATTAACACACGCTATTTTGTATTTACCTTCTTTACATCCCATTACTTACTCCTTAATCTTGTTTTAACTATAATCTAGATAATTAGTCTACGCAAGTATAATAAGTAAAAAGATATAAAAAAAGACAAGGTTGTGATTCCTTGCCTTAGATTTTACTTAACAAACTACTTAAAATGGAATATTGTCTTCGAAATTATTACCTTTTAAAGCACGCATGTCACTTTTATCTGGTGTATAACTCTGTTGCTTCGGTTGTCCTTGTTGCATAACTTCCATTTCAAAGATTACAACATCATTAAGATATTTACCTTCGTTGGTTTTGAATTGTTGAATAATACCAGATTTAATTTCTATTGTATCACCTTCATTTACATCAACCCGGGAAGCATTACCCTTGATTTTGCATTTAAACCAAGTCCAATTGTCATAACCATCTGCGTTATACTTCTTTTTTGATTCGCCTAAGTTTAAAGTAACACCGTAATCATTACTTTCTTTTTTCCATACTTTCATGTATTTTGCTGTAATATTCATCTTACTGCCTCCGTTTATTTATTATAGATACTATATCTATTTTTAATATTAATCAAATCGTTTATGCTTGCATCTTTGTATTTTCTGTCAAAGAATCCACAGTCCTTTGATCCCTCTGGACAACCACAACGATAAACACAATTAGGCACTAACATATCGGCTAGTATTGGCTCATGGTTATGTATTAGGGCTTTTAATTCCCTCGCTAGTTTCATAGTTTTGATATGGCTAGTAGTACATAATCTTTTTCTAAAGGTATCAATTAGATTTTGAGCGTTCATAGATCCATTAAATCTTACTAGTGTCTCTCTATCATTATCAATTTTATCTGTTCTGTCATCTCTTAAAGATTCTATGTAACACTCCCATGAATGACGTGCTAAATGAGTCGCAACAAAAGATGGAATAATAGCTTCAAATCTTATTCGCCATTCTCTAATCGGTGAATGTTCAGATAGCATGATCTCTTTTTTAAAAGCTTCACTTGGTTCTTTGTTTAGATTTTCTTTTCCAACTGTAGCTCTACAGACTTTTAAAATATCTTTCCAATTACTATTTATTTTAATTATTTCCATCCCAAACCCCTTAGTACTTCTCTACAATCAAAACCCTGATTAGTTAGATCCTCATAAATTGGTGTAAAATGTTCTTTGATCGCATTGCTGCCGGATATCATTACAGAACTATTACACTTAGAATCAGTTATTTTAATATTCAAATGATGATGAATTGCTTCATAACTATAATTTTCTATATTATGTTTAGCTTTACTTACTATATGTGCCATGTGCTGATTACCTGCCTCTAAGTAGTCGTTACATTCTTCACAACGATAATTAACAGATCTTATTCTTTCTAGTTTGATGTCCATTATATCCATCTTTTCGCGTGGTTTTAGTTTCTTAACGTGCATTGTTAATTCTTTCATTTAGTTTCCTTTATCCATGCCTTTAAATAATCTTCATGCCTTTTTATTAGAGGTACAAAAACATCTCTGTATTGATCTGGCGTATAGTATCTAACATCATATATTCTTAATAGTGCATTTTCATCTTTGAATACAGTTTTATACCCATACCACTTTTTAACCATAATTACTGGTTCAGCCCATGTGAAGCCACACTTCTCAAACTCTACGTTGTACTCTCCTAGTTCGCCTTTCATTTTCATTTCTTACCCCTTAATAATTCATAATCTCCGCTCACTTTAGCAACCCAATTTAAAACCTCTTGATTGTTAGTCATTGATAATTTAATCTCTGTTAGTAAAATATCAATACAACTTGTTTTTTCTTTCTTGCTCATCTTAGTCCAGCTTTTTACATCGGGTCTAATAAACTCTTTTACTACTACATAATCATAGGCTTCATGCAGTAGCTCTAAAGTTTCAAATCTATCACCCTTGTAAATATAGCCGTTTGGTTTATAGTCACACCCTGCGAACTTGTAATAATCCTTAAACTTTTCTAAGCTGTTAATCTCAGCACCGTTACAAGACCATTCACCGGAGTTAAACCAAGATTTAAGAAGTACATGAAAAGACCGTCTTAATCTTTCGTGATCGCTTTCAATCTCAATATCTACTCTTAAAAATGGCTCGTCTTTATTGTCTTGGATATACTGTTTTAACTCTGGGGTTGCTAACCCCTTTTTAATGTAGAATCTAGGCATTTAAAGAACCATATTCTTTTATCAGTTCATCAACTAAATATTGGTTAGCGAACTTCTTTTTAGATTTCAACTCTTCTAATAATTTACTAGATTGAGCTTCTAACATTTTACCCGATTCAATATAAGACATTACTATATTTCTAGTTATTTGTGTAACTTCTTTTTTAGAATCTTGTTTGACTGGTTGTTTCTTCTCTACTGGTCTGTTGTCGCTGTTATTACGGTGTTCGTCTGTATCTGCGTCTTTATTATCATCTATAGCGAACAAACCGTTTAAAGCGTATTTACGAGCGTATGAACTAGCTGTTCCAGTGATCTGACTTTCATCCATTCCCTTTTTAGATAATGATTCTCTTGCAAAGCCTGTTGCTTCTGCTATAACCTTTTCTTCATGTATCAATTTAGCTGTAGCCTTTATGTAATATCTATCACCAATCATAACAAGATCATCAGACACAATAACACTTGATCCTGTATCTGATAAATGAATTTTTAAACCCTCGAATATATCTTCGCATGATCTATAATTATATTTACCAAAGTTATTTATTTGCCCTTTCTTTGCTACTAAATTAGTTTGTATTTTGTTTAATATATCCATTTAAAATATCTCCTTACATAAATTCTTTTGACAGTTGCTACAATATAAACAATCTAATAGACCGTTTATACCCTCATGTACTTGTCCACAATCGGGACATATAATATCAGTCACCTGCGTAGTGTCCTTTTTTATAGACTTCTTCGGGTTTTGGTGTATATCCATTTTTTTGACCTCCTAGTTTTAATAGTTTCTGCAACTCTTTTTTTAATTCTGTTACTTTGTTTATCTGGCTATTTGACCCCTCAGTAAATCCAGTATTAAAAGATACCTCTATAATATCTTTTAATAGTTGGTCTACTTTTAAAGAATCATCCTTTGTTGCAAGTTTCTTTAATTTCTTAATCTGATCCTGTAACTGCTTTTTTATAGCTAACTCTGTTAACGCTTTAAGCTTCATCTCTCTCACCTCTTGAAAATATAATAAGCTTAATAATGTTTTATGTCAACCTAGATAATATATTTATTTATATCTTGACTTATCTTTAATACTTGTATAGATTTAAAGTATGAGCATATTAGATGATGAATTATTAACAGTAAAGGAACTAACTGAGCATTTCAAGATTAAAACAGATCTTGTGTATAAGTGGTTCGATCGTGGGCTAGTCAAAACTAAAATAGGTGGTTTGGTTAGAATTAAAAAGCAGGATTTAGAGGAGTTTATTAACAGTGGAAAAGCTTGATTTTAGTGGTATTAGTACGGAGAAATTGAGATTTGCTTGTAATGAATATAATTTACATAAGGGCATTTCTTGTAGGAGCGTAAATTGTATTCATGATGCGTGTCCTTTGAATATAGAATCATTTTGTAGTGGTGACATGGTGCAATATAAAGATGTTAACAAACTATTCAAAGAAGAATTAAACAGAAGGGAGAAAGATATGAATGAAATGCCAGAGTTAAAAGCAGGAATGGTTGTGGAGTTAGATACGTTGAATACTGGCGTTAGGCATTGCGTTCTTATACCTTGTAATGGTCAGCTGGAGCTTATTACACCTTCTTTTAATAGATTCGGAATTTTAAACCTAGGGGAAATATTAAAGATATATACTAATCCTCTCTCTCATCTAGCTCCATTAGATGATAACGAAGTCGAAAAAAGATTAGATCTTATATGGTCAAGAAAATCAGAAAACGATATTAAAATCGAAGAGTTAAAAAAGACAGTCAAGGAAGCATTAAAGCAGATAGAGGAGTTAAAAGCGTGAAGATAAATTTTAATAAGAACGGTGACATGGTTATTAAATATGCAAACAATACTGAAAGACTAGCATTAAGTAGTTGGATAGATACTAATATCTTATTTATAGAAGATCAGATATCTATAAATATGGGAGCTTTAGTGATATACGAAGAATGTTTTAGTGAAGATCTGATAGATGAAGTAATGAAAGAAAAGGAGGTTGTATGACAATTAGACAGATAGCAGATACCGCAGGTTGTCACATTGATACTGTTAGAAAGATAGCAAGACCTTTATTTCCTAATGTCAAATCAAATGGTAGAGGGTTAGCTATAAACTACAATAAAGAAGAATCTATTGCCATTATGGAGAAATTGCCTAAAAGGAATAATGTAGACATTAAAAACGAAGTCGATTTTGTAGACCCATTGATAAATCAAGTAGTACCCCTTGATAATTCAAGCAGTCTTATGGTTCAAATGTTTCAAGGAATGATGGAGCAAAACAGGATTCAACAAGAACAAAATCAATCTTTTATGAAGTCTTTATTAGGAGAGATTAAAAAAATATCTAAACCTAAATTACAAATAGAAGCACCTAAAGAGGATTATTTTTCTCTACTCGCTTACTGCTCTTTACACAAGATAAAGACTAATAGATCTGAACTTGCAATGCATGGAAGAGAGTTAAGAAAGATGGCAATAAGCAAAGATTTAGAGTTAAAAAAAATACCCGATGAAAGATATGGAGAAGTAAACAGCTACCCTGTTGAGATACTTGAAGAATACTTTGCTATATGATAATAGAAACTTTATTTATTATATGGGCATTATGGATATTAACAAGGAGATAGATTGACAGAATCAGAAATTAGCAAAGATATACAAGATTATTTAAAAGACTGTGGTTTTACATGGTTTTGGAGAAATCAAGTATACAAAGGAAGAGTTAAGAGTGGTGCTTATCTACATACTGGTAAAGCTGGAATAAGCGATATAATACTAATTGCATTTGATAGGACTATTTTTATTGAATTAAAAAAGTCTGGGGGTAAACAATCAGATGAACAAAAGGAATTTGAGGCACATTGTCTATTGAATAAACAGGATTATTTTTTAATAGAAAGTGTTGAAGAGTTGAAAATTAAACTAATGGAGTTAAAAGAATGAAGAAAATAATAATGGTTTTAATAGCAGTTGTTTTGGTTGGTTGTAGTAGTAAGCAAGGTCGAGCGTTATTTATCAAAAATAGCTCTTATGGGTTTGAGTCTGTCTATATGTTAGAGGGAACAACTAAGGATTTCATAGCCATAAAAAATGGAAAGGTTTATCATATAATATCGAGATATATAGATGCTAATAGCATGACTAGAATTATAGAGCTTACTCCTTTAGGATTAATTACCACTACAGAGATCCCAGTAATTAGAAAGCAAGGAGAATAGAATGTCGAGAATAACAGAAAAAGAAAGGAAAGAGTTTCATTGTTTATTAGATTTAGCATTATTAAAATTAGATAGTGATAAGAACAAAGATAAATGTCATTGGTCTAAGCTGTCACTTACTCAGTTACAAAAGATGATAGCTATAGAATCAAAAGAGTTAGATTTGGCAACTCACAACATGGATGTTAAAGAGATGAATACAGAGTTAGACGATATTATTATCCTAGCTATATTTAAGAAACATAATTTATTCAAAGGGGTTTAAATGGGCGGTATGGAAATGTTAGAGGGATGGATAAAAGAATCCACAACTTTTAAAGAGAAAAAACAATATTTAAAAGTTGCTTATGATTCTAGGTTTATTACTAAGAAAGAATATAAGCGTAGATTAAAAGAATTAAAATAGAAATGCCCTTTAATTAGGGCTTATCTTTTTAGTATTATAGTTTTTAATTCTTCTTGACTTTTTGCTATACCTAAAACTATTGTTTTTACTTGCATGATAACTAAGCCTTGATCTACTAGATCTTTTCTATTTATTTCTACATTCCTTTTATTCTCTTCAATTTCTTTTTCTAGCTGTGCTATCTCAATGCTACTGGCTTTTTTATGCTCTTCTAATAAACCTCTAGTTTTCCCCACCTCTGATTTCATACCACCTACATAACCAAACACTGCTATAGAACCCAATATAATAGTCCCAACAACACTAAAGAATGTTGCTATAGTAAATTTTACCGGTGTTTTTTCATGTAACATAAATTCCTTCCAAGTCATGTATATATCCTACCTTGATAATAGAATATAATTTTAAATATATAGTATAAAGCACTTTTTCTTAGTCTATGAGTAATTCTTGCATTTGCAATAACTTTATTGTAAACTCAATATCATTCTTACACCCAAACCTTTTACGCACTTCGGTTATTGATTGCCTTATATTTCTAGGATCAATATTTAATTTTAGAATATCATTTATTTGCTCTGTTGTCATGCCCTTTGAATATAATTTTATCCTTTCATATTCAGATTTATTAAGGTTCGTTAATATATGTTTTGGTTTCTTAAGTACTAGCAGATAAAAAAGAGAATAAACCAAGCTATAAGCAAGGGTTAAATTGAATGCTTGAAATATTGATAAGTCGTTTATATATGCTCTTAAAGATATAGATATTAGCGTTAACAAGCCTATAAACACAGCGTATTTTTTATTCTTATTCACTGCATAAGACAGTATAAAGAAAACAGACCCAGAGTAATCCACATGGCTAGTTTGGTCTATTGCAGAAACTAGAGCAATAATTAGAAACGTTATAGTTAAAAATGTTTTTGTGGAGAACTTTAAACCTATAATGATTATAGACAAATAAGGAATTGTTAAATACATTGCTTTTAAAATTGGGTACGGTTTAGTTATAGATATTATCGTATTCATAGATAGTAATAGCCCCATAAGAGATATTACTATCCATTTGATAATCCTAGCCTGACCACCCTCTAGTTGAGGCTTCGATCTCATCGTCTGACATTCTCCTTTTAAGTTTGTCAACTTCTTTTTGGTTGTTCTGATTATGCATCTCTAACCTATGATTAGCAATAGCAAGAGCTAAAACCTTAACCATAGGTTTAAAAGATTTCGCACCTATAACCAGGATAAACTTAACAGCTCTCCATACTGAACCTAAAGAATTATGTTTTAAATACTTCTTCTGATCCATCTCTTTTTTAAATACTGATTGAGCTACTTTTCTTATTATGTCTAATAAGTTTTCAATCAGATTGTCATATGTTGCCATGCAACCCCCTTATTTATTTGTTTTTTATTTTCTCGGCGATATTCTCACCAATTTTCCCACCAAACCAAAAACCCATTACTATATATAATATAGTCCAGTATTGTTTAGGTAATTCTTTTAACCACGTCGTTTTAATAAAAATGTCTGATCCAATAAAAAACATTAAGCTAAAAAACATGCATACGGTTATAACTGGTCTAATAAGCGATCTTAATATCAATATACCTTTTGGTACTTGATTTGCTGAACCCTCATATTGAATAGCGAAATCATGAATGTTTTTTTGTGATTCTATCTCTAGCCTCTTCGCTCCCTGTTCTGCCTCAAACATCATTTTTTTGGCTTCTAATTTCTGCTCTGGATTAGTTACAAACTTATCAATGATGCTACCTCCAGCCCCTAATAAGCCCTCGATACCACCTTGCATTAGATCTTTAATTATATTCATTATCGTCTCCTATAGTATTTTTGATTATGGGCTTTTATCCCTGCACGCCATCCCTTGATTAAATTCTCATCTCTTCCAGAGAAGTCTAAACCTTCATGATAGTAATCTGTATATAGTTCTTGAAATGCTCCACTTACTTTAGTATTACAAGGATATGAACCGTCAACAATAAAAGGAACAGGATTGATTGCGTTTATACCCCTTAAATCTTCATTAGGTGGAAATAAACCAATATGTAAATGCTTGTTTGGTGTTGGAATACCTCGACCACTATCACCCATAAAACCTATTAGATCACCCTTTTTTACCTGGGTGTGTTCATCTACTAACAAAAGGCTTAAATGTCCATATAAAGTTACATGTCCACAAGGATGGTATATATATAATCTATTCCCATAGTCTGATTCACTGGTTAGAGCGTGCAATATTACACCGTCTTGAATCGCATATATTCCCCATTTATTAGAACGTGTCATAAATTCCCCTTAAAACTTGTTAAGTATAAAGTATCATATTAATTAAAATAAATAAAGGTTTTGTTTTTTTAGGGTGGAATTGTTGGTTATATAGCTTATGATTAAAGCAAGAGAGGAAAGAGAAATGAAAAAGATAATAGTGATTTTAAGTTTGGTTATGATGTTTAATGGTTGTGCTTTGGACCAAGAACTAAATAGTTCTGAGAAAGAACCAGGTTGGCAAGGACCACCACCACATGAGTGCGAAGAAATCTTCGTTACTATTGATGATGATGGCAATGTCTTTGATTTAGATGGTGTGTTTCTATGCAACATCAACGACGTCTGAGGATAATCAACTTTTAATAAGTGTTGCAGATACTGAACAAGTTCCACTGCTTATTCCTAGGCGGATTCTTAAGTTGTTCCCATTAGAAATTTGGCATGAGCCTGTTATCTTATTAGATGTCACATTTATAAAAAAGACTGTGTCCCATTGACCTCCTATAAGTCTCTCAATGTAGCCTGCTCCAGCACTGTTAGACGCCTCAAAATAATCTAGTTTTATGTCTGAATAAAGACCTCTAGGAATCATGATAGTGGAGTCGTCTATCGTTAGGGTAGCTGTGGTAGTTTCTATAGGTGAAGTTGTTGGTAGAAAATTGCTGCTTAGAGTAAGCCCTTTGAAAGAAACGTCATCAGTAGATCTTATATTCTGATTCATATTGTAGATCTCGGTCGATCCTTGACCAGTATTAACTTTTGCAAAAGTCGGACTAGATGTCGTGTTAACGCCTTGATTAACTCTTGACACTAATGTTGTTAATGCACTTTTTATAGCTCCAAACCCTGTTAATACAACATCTACAAAAGTCGGACTATCTGCCTGTTTAACTCCTTGGTCTATAGAATCGTCAACTGTGTCGGATCTTACTTTAAGATAGATCACATTACCACTTATTTCATTGTGTAGTTGATACGTTAGCTTATTGCTAGGAGTATATCCTGTGTTCGGGGGTGTCCATGCCATTATTTAACTCCATATTTAGATTTTAAATCTGTTAGTTTACTGTTAAAATGATCTTGACCTAATTTAACAGGATTAGCAATACCTTCTATCTCTGCTCTGTTTTTAATATTAACAGCCTCATTGATAATAGAATCTTTCATTACTTTGAACTCTTTTGTTTTATCTTTCTTAGTTAGCTTGTTAAATCTTAGATCTTCTAATTCTTCTGCCGTGAAATCGCTTTGTAGTTTACCTGTTACTTTCTCACCTAGTTTTTCGATAGTTACAAAGTTATCATCTATAAATTGAACCACGCCCCGATTATCTTCGTAAACATTGCTATCAATATCAATCTTAGCTTTTGGATTCTCTGAGATTATTAATTCTAGTTCCCCTTTTAGTTTATCCGAGATAACTTTTTCATTTTTCAGTGGTTCAAAGTAAACAATCTTTTTCTTTGATCTCTGCTTAACTGTTTCGATTGGATCGATAGACAAAGAGCCGAAGCCCTTTATTATTTCTATGTCGTCTATTGTTTCTAAAATAACTGTATTCATTTTGTTCTCCTTAGTATGTTATTACGTGGTTCAATGCAATATTTACCGATCTTGTTTCTGTGGATACTCTCGATGATCCAAAAAGGGCATCAGTAATTGCTCCACCAACTACTGGTCTAGGAGTTACTTCTAATGCCCTTAATCCATCTCCATTGTTTAGAGTATTAGGATTTTTAGATGCCCCTCCTGCACCGTCTTGGAAAAAAGTATGTGCGTGTCCTTGAATGCTATCATCTTGATAACTACCTAAATCACGAGAAGCCCCATCCGGATCAATACTACCTGCTAAATCTAGCCCACGAATCATACGACCTCTAGCGTCAGGTAGAATTAAATATGTTCCTGTTGTGCTTCTTGTGACCCCTCCACTGTCTGTAGCTCTGTAAAATGCTGAGGCTGTGGCGTTGTTACCATCTCCAACATAAACTGCTGTGTCTAGTTCGGGGTAGTTAGCTCTTATTATTCCTTGACCTTGTAATAATAAAGCCTTATGCCCTAATGTAGCAGGGTCTGCGTTCCATGCTACACTGAAAACTTGTCCTGCTGGAACTGCCTCATATTTTATAGCATCGTAAATCGATTGTAAAGTCGCTTTGTAATCAACTCCACCTTGCGTAGTGTGTAAGTTATCTGTTAATGCTACTCCTGGGCTTAATGGTAATCCATCAACTCTTATATTAGCCATATTCTATCCTCCTATTATTATTTGAAAACCTTTATCAGTTACAAATTTATTAGCGTTATTATCTACTAGATCAAAGGTTTCAACTATATCACTGGTTAGAGCTATTATAGTATTCCCTAAATCATCAACAAAATTATTATTAAGATTATCTATTAAAGAGTAATCTTTTAAAGATGCTTTTTTAGCTTTGATCTGCATGGACAATCCACCGTCAAAACTTAGAGTTTTATTTACGATGTTGTAACTCTGCTCTAAATATCTATCCTCAACAGTTATTTTGTCCGTTAGTTCTAGTGCTGGATTCCCTGCATATTGCATTTCTAATGTTATATCTCTAAATGGGTCTTTGTAAGTTTGCAGAATATTAGTTGCTATTACATTAGATAAACCTTGAGTTTGTACTATTTGATTGTCGCCATATGTAAAATTTGAGATACCATAAGATTCAATAGAATCGTTGTCTTGATCGCTCACAGTTTTTCTTGTTGATATCTCGTAAACATCAGCGTCAATTGTTATAGTTATATCAGTATCAATACCGTTTGAATTAACAAACTCTATTACTGCTCTATCACTATAATAGTTAGTAGTCCCAACCGTTACACCACCAACAGGAGTATAATTAAGAACATGGTTAATACAAGACTTCTCAGAGAACGTAAAAACATATTCCTTAGTACCTAGGTTTATTCTCTCTAGCTCGTTGGTAGATGTCGAGTAAACTTCTACGTCATCTATTTGAGTATATACGTTATATGGTACGGTTACAGAGTTGTAAACAGCGTCATATAATGGTTGATTGGCTTTATTAGTATAATCACTTAAGTCGTAAGTTTCCTGCGTCTCATACTTTAATGATATAGCCACAATACTCTCTACTGTTATGACATCGTTGACAACATAAACACTTGTGCTTACTGCCTCGGATAATCTTCTTAATTCTGCTAAATGATCAGAACCCTTAATATAATAAATTGGTAATTGATAAGTAGATTCATATAATAAAGACTCTATATTTAAAAACTCGCTTGAAATATCAGCATCAGCAAAGATTAAGTCAAAGATTGCTCCTACTGTATAATCAATCAATACGGCTGTAGGTGTCATATCTGATAAAGATAATCGTTTTAATCTATCGGTTGCCTGTGTTGCTGCAATAAGAGAGTTATCGTCCGTTGTTATTGCATCAGTCCAACCAGAGAAAATCTTTACCATTTCGATACCGTTAACGGTTCTAGCTCCAACGGAAACGTCTATCTTTGTATTCTGTTTAATTTGTCCGTACAATGGGGAAGCTGTGTTATTAACATCGAATACCCTATCTCTATTCAAAAAGCTAAAAGCAGAATAACCATAACTTATATTCCCTGTTGGTATTGTGCTTGTTCCGACTATCTCGCTTTCATCTGTTATAGAGAAATCTAATATATCGCTTGCGTTCATCTTTTTAAGTAAATCGGTTCTTACTGCCAACACTTTAACAGGTGTTAAAGGCTCTGACCATTTAGTTATGTTAAATATTATATTAACTACATCTTCTAAAGTTGAGCCTATTTCTAAGTCATAAGCAATAGACGTATTATTAACTACTGTGTCAGTGTGAATTAAACCACCATCATCATAAAACTCAATAGTAAAATCAATCATATATTCCTGTCGCATGTTATCACCGTATAAGGCTAAACCGGATAAATCTCCTGTAGATCTAGCAATATTAAAAGTAACGTCACATACACCCGAAGCATCTGTAACATCTTCCGACCATAAACCGATTTGATAAGCGTTGGTTGTTGTGTCACTTGGACACATACAATAATCACCGGACATATCAGTGGTTTCACCATCCATCACAGCCCACTTGCAATCTGTTACAGTGTTACCGTTTATCAATTGATAATTAAAAACTGGTTCGTTTTGTTCTGCACTCGATACAGTAGAGTTTTTATCTAGGGATAAATCAGAAAAGTTTAAAGTTATTTCTGTGTGTATCTCTCTTGAATGAGCCTTAAAAGCGTCTTGAAGTTCTGTAGATATATCTATCATTAAAGCTCCTGCAACTCTATAGTTAAACCATACGAGTATCCTTTAACAAAAGTTGTTGCTCCAACGCTTACAGGAGGCATGTAAACAGAGTAACTGTGAGTCCCTAGAGAATCCTCATAAGTAAAAACAAGGCTCTGTAATGATGTAACCTGTGTATTATAGATAGATTCTAACAGGACTACATCCGATTGTTTTATGACATCCCATGTCAATGTTAAATCAGTTTTAACTGGTGTATAATCTATATGTAATGTGTTGTCTGCTGTTCTAATACTCTTGTTCTTGTCGTTCCTGCTGTTTGGTGCAAGGCTAAAAGACTTTACTGGTAAATCTGTTTGATCGTTGTCTAACCCTAGTTTCAATATCATTATAAACCCCTTCTTTTTCTTTCTTGCTCTAGCGGTTCATAAAGTTGGGCTGCTACCTTTGCTATGTTCGCCTCGTTTTGCATATTCAATAAGTTACTTTGATATACATTGATAGTTTGGTTTCCACCACCTAATTTTTGACTCACAACCGAGGCAACTTCGTTGGCTAATTGTTGCCGTCTTGGTACACCTTTTGCACCCATTCCAAAGATTTCTTCGCTGTTTCCACCTTCCCCAACAATCACCTCAGTTCCTCTTTGACTACCTTTTATAAATGCCCCTGTTGCTAGTTGTGGTCGTGGTGGGTCTGGTTTTGATATTACAACGGCTGCTTGGGCTGCCCCAGCTACTCCCATTAAAATACCTGCTATTGGTCCTGCTATCGGTCCAAGTTGTGCAAGTGCTTTTGTTATTGCTACTGCTGTATTAATTCCAATCTCTGAAACATCAGCAACTTTTTTAACTGCTAACATTTCTTTTTGAAGTTTCCAACTCTCCAAGGCTGCATCTTTTTCTATTGTTTGAACCTGGGCGTTGTATTCCTCTTCTCCTAGAAGTTCTCTATCAAGTGCCTCTATCTGTCGGTTTTTCTTAGTCTCTATATTATTAAGCTGAACCTGTTGTAAATTAGTTATTATTCCCAATGTTAGCTCAGAGTATTCTTGAAATGTTTCAAGATCTTCTACTTGCTTTGCTAATCGTTCTTGCCTTGCTTCCTCGTCTGCTATAGCTCGTTCTTCTCTTAATCTGTTTCTTTCTTCTTCAAGCTCTTGTTCTCGTTGCTTGATAACTAAAATATTCTCTTCTTTCTTTATTTGTTCTTCTTCTTCTGCTTCACCAGTAATTGCGAGAGCCGACAGTCTTGCCTCTGTTTCTATATCTATCGCTTCTATCTTTGAATCAGTCAATTCTTTTATGCTTGACACTTCTGCTTGGGCTGCATCAATAGACGCTTGGTTCGCTTCTTTTGATGCTTCAGAGCTTGCTCTTAATGAATCGTTTAATCCATCAACTGAGTCCGACGCCTCTTCAAACTTTTTACCAACAAAAGGTAATTTTGAGGCTACATCTAAGAACTTTGAAACTGCCCCTAGTGTATTGGTTGTTATGGATATCGCTAAATCATTAAAAGCTATTTGAATAGAATTAACTGCCGTTATCCAAGAACCCTTAATAGTTGTCCCGAATAATTTGAAAGATCCACCTAGAGTAGTTATTATCTTTTGTACATTTCCACCAAATTTTATCCATGCAGTTAACAAAGTGGATTTTATTATAGGTGCTTGATCTTTTAGCTTTACTGTTAAATCTCTTACCTTTCCAACTACTTTAGCAGCTACAGGAAGAAATACTTCACCTAATTCAGCCCCGGCATTTTCTAGGTCTGCTTTTAGTACTCTTGAACTATTTGCAAGATCATCATTGGTCTTTGCAAAGTCTCCGGCTAATGATGCCGATTGTTCCATTATTAAATTATATCGTGCTTGAACCTTTACCGATTCTGTTATGTCTTTTTTGTTTTCTACTAAACCACTAGACAATGCTTCTGCTTCAACGGCTGCTGCCGATACATCTATACCGAATTGTCTAATAGGTTCTGTCTCACCTCTTAATGCTGCACCTACTGCGGTGGTAGCTATTGATAAATCCTTATTAAATACACTCGCAAGATCTGCGGACCTAGTAGTTACGTCAATAGTACTTTGAGCAACGCCGTCTAAATCTTGACCTGTTTTCTTTAATAGCGTTCCGATTACTGCACTGGATTCATTAAAGGCTCTCTTGCTTAATCCTGCTTGCTCAGAGGCTACATCACCCCAATCTTTAATAATATCTGAGCTTTCACCAAATACAACATTTACGGCATTTACTGATTCCCCTAAATCCGAAGCGAATTTAGTTGATGCGACACCAAGAGCAACAAGGGAAGCACTAACTATCTTAGCACCCTTTTTAGCTACCGAGCCTAGAGATTTAAAAGCTTTCTTGCTTTTCTTTTCTGTGTCCTCTATGCTTTTATTAAAGGCTGTGTTGTTTGCTTTTATTTCTACAACTAATTCACCTAACTTAGCCATTTAATCTCCTTTGTCTTTAGACCACATCTTTAAAGCTTCTTGCCTAGTCTCTTTCTTTTCCTGTTGTATTTTAGGGTCTACATTCTGAGCTATCTTTGCCCTCTCTGTGAAATTATCCTTTGCAAACTCATGCCACCATTGGACTATTTGTTTTCTTGGGTAAGAACTAATATATTCTCGCTTTTGACCTGTTCTTTGAGCCACGTCTGAAACAACTCCGAACATTGATCTACTGATAACCCCATCTTCTCGATGTTCTTCATCGCTTGGATTCCCACCGACGCCAAGTCTTTTTTTTTTATTGAATCCTCTTTTTCTTGTTCTAACTGCTTTAAAGTTTTTCCAGATATTGTTAAGTAAACAAAGTTTTGGAAACCTTCATATTCTGTATTACACAATCTATTTAAAAACATAGATGTTATTATTAATCTTCTTTTTAGCAACTCTTTTAATGCATCTGAAAAACTTAATGTTCTTCTCAGTATAAACATATCTTGATTAAGCAAGTAAGAGCCTATCTTGTTTGTGTGCTTATTGTAGAATCTAGCACTTCTTATCTTCTTAGTATTCTCAAAAACCCTTTGCCATTTTCCCTGGGCTTTAACTTCTCTTGCGTGTGATATCTCGCTTATATCTAGTTTGTATCTACCTACTTTAAGCTTGTTCATTTTGTTCTCCTAAAGTTGAGCCAGCCGGAGAACGCCAACCGACCCAACGAATTAATTATTAAACTATTGGCACTATGTTCCTATCTACTACTGATAACTGTTTACCAACATCTCTAGCGGTATCCTCTAAACCTTCAAAAGTCTTTGGAAATCTCAATGCTGCGTCTGTGTCAACGTCATTCTTTCCTGTTATAGAAGTTCCTGCCGTTGGCGTACATTTAAAGCCTATTACTTCAATGTCTCTATAAATAGGATCATCAACAGATAAGCCTGTATAGTCAGTACCAGTATACTGTACTAGATCGGCAGCCGTTACTTTATCAATACGCCTGTTTGTGAACTTAATCATAAAAGGAGTAATCTCAGTTAATCCACCGGTATAAACAGATGTCATACCTGCTGTTGCTGCGTCTGCACTAGTTACGAGAGTGTCAATTCCACCACGTAAAAACATATCGTTTGTGATATCATACGCCCAGGGATCAAAACCTATTGCAAGAGATTGTTTACCTACACCGGTATTAATGTCTGGTTTAGCTGCGTTACTTGCTTGACCTTCTAAGAATTCGATTGTCTCAACAAAACTAGGATTATCACACATGCCAACATCAACCCAAACTGCTGTTGTGTAATCTGCCACATAGGGTGCATATTCTATCTTAAATGACCCCTTAATTTGATACTCTTTTAGAATATCAGTACTTTGATAAAATGCCATTTAAGCACCTCCATTAATATTAAATAATCGCATCTCTACGATTGTGTTTACTTGTAATTGTGAAGGATCTGGATTTTGCCCTAATAGTTTACAAACTACTGTTGAACTATAACCATCTGCATATTCTTGCGAACCGTTTAATTCTTTTACAACTGTTCGTGCTAGTAAGAAAGAATCTCTTGAACTCTCTGCCAAACAAGACAATAAAAATATTGATTCCTCTTTATTACCACTTGAATCCATAGGGTCATTAATAAATAAAATTCTTGGAAAGTCCGTTTCTGTCTCTGCTAATGTACCACCCTTAATTAGTGGAATTGTTCCTGGTGTTTTGTTTGGTAATAAATATTTGCCTAAAAGAGAAGTTATAGCCGTATTGTTAGCCAATATATAATTTACTGCTGTATATGGGTCATTTATCAATTGCTTTTTTCTCCTCGTCTATAAATATCTTTTCTATCTTCTTTATATTGTTGTTTAAAGCTGGTCGCATATATGGTGAAAAAGTATAACTTACTAGGTCTGGTCTACCAAACTCTTGAGCAAATGCATATTCTGAATTAGTTGACACTGTTATAGATAAATTAGTCTTATCAACTTGCCCTTTCACTATAGAACCCCTTAGATTTCCAGTGTCTATAGCTACTAATAATTTAGCGTCTGTTTGAACAATATTTGCAGACCTTATCAACGCTTTTATTGTTCCTACGTTAACATTCTTTATTATATCGTCGCCATACCATACCAACTCGCTCATGACTTATACTATCACACTACATAACATATGTTAAGTATTATGATATTTAATCCTCTTCTACTTCTTTCTGCTTTTTCTTAACCTCAACAGGGTTAAACCTCGGGTAAGCTTCTGGTAATTCTAAAATACCATTCTTACATTTGTAAATGATCCCTTTGATCTTAACGTCTGTTATTGGATTTGGTTTGTGTTTTATCATTCATAGCCCTGCCTTTCTTATTGTTCTAAACATCTCTAAAGAGTTTGGTGGTAATTCACTACACCTTTCAAGCTTCTTTTTATAAGTCCTTGCTAGTGCTTTTAATCCTTTATCTCTGTTTGTTTTCTCTTTCTTTTTAAACATATGGTTGACCTATCGCCTTCAAATAACTCTCGTCAAATTTTGTTTGCTCAACAAGTAAAATATCTAGTGTTCCAAACACTCCAGTATTGTTTGCACTCACATTCTCTACTCTTAGTTTTATATCTGTAAGAGCTGGTACTATATCGGGTGCTATCCTCTTATCTTGATAAATACTTGATCCTTGATTTGTTAAGTTAACCCTTTTTTTTATTCTAAAAACTCTACCATATCGCCTAGAATAATAAGCACATTGAATAGCCCCAGCGTTCTGATTTCTTGAACCACCTAATTCACCACGGAATAGAAAACCTACCTTCCCTCTTGGTACTGTATATAAAGCCATTAAAGTTTGATTGTTTCCATTGTCTATAACTGCTCTTACATCTGCAATCGCAGGCACTCCACCTGTCCCAACGTAACAGTAAACCGTTCCGTTAATATCTTCTCCTGTTACTCCTTCGTTAGCCATTCGATAAACACGCCATAAAGGGATAGGTAAAGCAACTCTAGTTGTACCTGTAAGCGTTACAGTTTGATTTACTTCATATCCGTCTATATCTAAACCTGTGATACTAATGTCCATTGTATCTAGGGCGTTGTCAGATATTAAACTAACGATCGGTGCTGTTCCGTCTGTATCATAAACATATTCCCCTCCGAATTCCCAAATATCCTCTGGTACTGTTGCTGTATCTATATCGGGGTTTTCGCCAAATTTATCAACAAAACTACAACCGTCATTAAGATCCATATTTATATCAAGTCCGTTTCCGATAGATATTGCGTCTATTATTTTAACTGGCATTTAAGCCCCCCTTTTTTATACTGTTTATGCCGTTGGTACTTGTCTATATAACCCACATCTACCTAGCTTTATAGTTCCTGTTGGAGATTCACCATTTAAAACTCTTATTTTTATAGTAAATGATCTTGTTGACCAATCTTGTTGACCATAAACAGCCTCGTGAGTTAAGTGTAACTTGTTTTCACCCAAAAGATCTTGATCCCAGTTTATAATATCATACTGAGCTATAGCATCTGTTCCGTATCTAATGTAATTAACACCCTCTATATTATTTAAATGCAAAATAGCTTCTTGGAGAAAGTTACCCTCCGTTATTGGGTTTACAGCAAATGAATATTTTAAAATAATATCTTGTTGAGCTGTAGCCGTTCCACCTAATACTAGTTGTTGATAATTGTACCCATCTTCACCAACAACGATTGATGGTGTGGCAGTTACACCATTTCCGTCTGATAATTCCCATCGGTGGTCTTCTTCAAATCCTGCAACATTAGCATTATCAACACCGTTATATTCTCCCCACGTACCAATTATTAGACCATTTAGATTTAATAAACTTGCGTATGGATCAGTTACATCGTCATATTCAGTTGCACATGTTTTTGGGTTCTCTTTTGCTTGAACTAAAGACCCTAAAATAGGTTCTAATAATTTCCCTACCTCATACATAGCTTTACTAGTGGGATGTACCGTATCGTTAGAATAACCTGGTTTCCAATCAACACCGTCACCGTCTACATCTTCGCTTGTTGGCACTTCTCTCCATAGAGAATAAACATCAATAAAATGTACGCCCTCGGTATCCTTTGCATAGGTCGACATTATCCTATTAAAATATTCAACTGCATGGGCTGTGTCAGTTCCCGATTTTGGCGGTCTTCCTGCTATAAGTATATTTTTAACACCTGTTGCAAACGCTCTGCCACAATATTCTTTTATGATTGCTGAATTTTGATCTCCATCAGAATCACTACCAAAAAAATTGTTTTGTGTAGTATGAATTATCAATAACTCTGGCTTCTCTGTCGCCGACTCTAGTGCATCTATTTGTATTGGTCTACCTTGATCCTCATATAAAAGACTCTGTACCGGTGTTCCTCCCAACGCAGATGTAAATATATTCTTGGTTTCGCATGGGTAAAATAATTGCTTCAACCAATACATTGGAGAATAACCATCTTCACGACTCCATAAAACGGCGATAGAGTCCCCTGCATATCCTATAGTTAAAGGCTTGAAACCACTTGAACCTCCTGATTCTCCTGTGTCACCTTTTACACCCTGTATTCCTTGATCGCCTTGATCGCCCTTAATTCCTTGAATTCCTTGAATCCCTTGTACACCCTGGCTTCCTGTGTCTCCTTGAATACCTTGACTACCTGTATCGCCTTTTGTTCCTTGCGTATAGTTTAAACTATTCCATGCTGTTACACCGTCTCCACACTTTGTTTTTTGTGTATCTGATTCCGTACCATATACACCAATAGGCAATATTGCGTTTTCTGCTGTAAACTCTATTGCCGTTTTAAAAGGTGAAGAAAAATATCCTGTTCTGTTTTCTGCCATTTATTCTACTCCGTATGTTAAAATTAAATCATTTGCTCCAGTTCCGTTACTGTATGCAACTACTAGATCATTTATCCCTGTTCCGTCACTGTAAGACACTAGCAACAGTCCTACTGGTGTTGTTTCGACTACTTTTCCGTCAGTCCTTAAATATATAGTTATACGACCTTCACACATAATAGGGTGCTTAGGATCGCCTGTTATTTCGTATTCTTTTCCTTCTATTTCAACTGTATATGTGAAATTTATGATTTTGTTTAAATCGTTGAAGTCTATTCTTACTTTATGTGTGCTATCATCTTGTAATTGTTGTCTCTGTGCTTGCTCTGTTGATGATAGTTGATTAAATGTAGCGTTAGTTACAACAATAGGTGAAGTTGGTGTATATACAGGCTCATAATTAGAGTCTAATACAGTTGTTCCACCTAAAGGATTAACAAAGCTCGCAGTCCCTTCTATAAAACTCATACCCAATTTTTCCTTAATGCATCAAATGAAGATAAAGCGACTGTTCCTTTAGAACTTCCCGAAGCATCTTCGTAAGTCTTAGATTCTCCATCAAACACCCATGACTTAACAACTCTATTGTTACCAGATTCAATAGCCATTTCGTCAACTAAATATAATACATATTGTGAATAAGCTTGTTCAAAGTCTACAGGTAATACATAATCTAAACCTCGATTTATATATCTTGCAACTCTTGTTTGACTTCTAAAATTATCAAGCTGAAAAGTTATATCATCGTCATAAGTTGTATCTGTTATCTTTAAATATGCTTTAATCTCTGCAAGTGATAGCCACTCTTCCATTATTTAGCCTCGTTGATTCGTTCTTTTAAAGTCTCTACTGATAATCTTTTTAATGAAGATTTTGCACCTATCTTTAATCCTAAAGCTTCTTCTATTAGCGTTTCTTTTTCGTCTGATTCTACTTTCTTTTCTTCTACTATCAACCTTGCAAATGGTGCGTTAATTTTGAAAGGTACAGTTAGGATACCGTCTATCACTCTATACGATTTACCATCTGAATGAGTATGGTTTTTAGCATCTACTTTATACTTAAACATTTATTCTCCTAAAGAAGCCCTCCGATTAAAGAGGGCTATTGATATTATGAGTAAATAAGTCTACCCATTTGACCAGATGAATTGATTTCAAATGTTTCTTCTTTTGAAATCTCCATCTCTCTGAATAAACCTACTTTACCAAGATACTCAGCTTTTAAAGCTATAAGAGGTTTACGTTTAATGTTACCAGCATCAAGGATATAAATATGTTTAACCTTAATGTTTGTATCTGTAGAGATCTCCATCTCGTTACCTTGCTTAGTAACTATTCTAGTTGTAAAGTGACCAGAACCAGTTGAGTCTGAATCTCTTCTAAGAATAGAAATATCAAAATCTGATATGATCTGCAAGTCTGCTGGATTCATCCATAACTTTCCACCCTTTCCATTTTGTCCATTGAAATAATCATCAATAAACTTAAATAAAGTAGTAGTTGTTAAGCCTGTAGCTGTTTGTTTGAATCCGTGAAGATTAACATACCAATCAATACCACCAGCGTATGCTATATCGGCAGTTGTCGCAGCAAGCTTTTTAACTCCGTACCAAATATCATATGCATCATTAAGTGCAAACTGTGCGATCTCATCAGCGATATCATCCTCGAACTTTTGACCAGCTATCTTTTCACCCTGGGCGATTCTTGATTCTGTTGCCTTAACATTAGCAAGCATTATCTGCGTAATATTATCTACACTATACTCGGGATTTCTTTTAACATCTGCTCCAGTAGAACCTTCTGAAACGGCTATAGTTCTCATATAAACAACATCGTTTATTGCGTGTCCTGCTGGTGTTCCAGAAACTATAGTAATTGCCAAAGTATCAGAGTCTGTAATTGCTGTTACTTCGTAATTATCGTCACCTGTCTCAAAACCTATTAACTGACCTACTACAAAGAAAGAAGTGTCGTCAACATCTAATGTTGGGTCTGCTGCCGTATAAGTTGCTTTAACTTCGGTTGTTCTTGGTCGTCTATCTTTTTGAAACCATTCGTGTTTTTGTGTTCCAATCTTTTCAGATGTTCCAATTTCTTGAATTATTCCTCTTGCCATTTCGTCCGGCTCATGGAATGTTTTTGACACGCTGTCTACTTTAGATACGATGTCTCTTGCATAAGTTTCAAAACTCATTGTTTCCCCCTAGCTGATTGACTAGGCTTTACATCTATTTGCAAAGGCAGTGTCAGCGTTGTTTAGTTTGTTATCATATCCCTCTGGTTTACCAGAATGGCTATCTAATATATTTTTTGCTGTCTCTTCTGCTTTCTTTACACCTAAATCAGTTAATGTTTGTCTATAGATTTCAACACCTTCAACAGTATTGATCCCCATCTTTAACATTGACTCTCTTTCTTCGGTTGTAAAGTTTAGCTCTACAGCTTTTTCTTTTACCAATAAAGAGTTTTCACGACTAATTATGTCTGATTCTCTCTGTGTTATTCCGTCAACTCTAGTTTGTTCTACTAGTTTCGACTCTTCGGCTTCTCTTGCCTTTCGTTCTGCATCTGATTCATTCTTTTTAATTAACTCGTCATATGCGTTTTTCTGTTTTGAATTAGCACTATCTAAACCACTGATCTTAGTTGCCTGAGTCTCATTAGTTTTAATTGCCTCTGCAAGTTTTCCGTCTCTTTCAAGAATCTGTGCTTGCAATTCTTCTATTGTTGGTATTGCGTTTGTGTCATCCACTACCGTGTCCGCTGAATTATCAACGTGCGTTGTCCCGTCTGGCATATCTGCTCCCTTCTCTTAAATTATAGTCAATTATACCTTAACACTTGTATAGTGTCAAATAGACCTCTAACTACACCCTTTGTCAAGAGTTAACTTCTAATAGATAAGACTCTGTTGTTAATCTATCCATCTAAAGAATAATTTCTATATAGAACCATAATAAGCTAATATGTATTTCATTGTCTTGTTTATATAACCCCAAACCTAATATGAAATTATTCTTTGTGTATCCTACTTTTATTTTCATGCTCTCCAATCCTCATCGTATCTATTACTTTTGCCTAAATTACAATCTTCACATAATATCTGCAAATTACTAAGTGTCAATTTAAGCTCAGGAAACTTGCTGATTGGTTTAATGTGGTCAACATGTAATATTATACCATCTTTGGGCGACCTTCCACATAGGCAACATTTTCTACCATTCTTTACTAAAGCATCGACCCTTAAAGAACGCCACTCCCTAGAGCTATAAAACGTCTTGCCAACCTTCGGCATTTTATATGTTTTCTTTTCAGTTTTTAAGGCACAATCATTTCTACTTCCATATCCTTTTAACTGTATTATGTTATACGGGATATTGTTTTTATTTAAAGTCATATATCTTGCTAATCTTGTGTAGTTATTTTTACTATGCCTATATCCTCTTATATTTAATTGAAAATAATCCATTACATTCTTTTTAGGTGTTTGCTCTTCATCATATAAGCCTTTATTTTTTAATTGGGTTACTAAATATTTTAATGCTTCCCTTCTCTCATCCCTTATTGCTGATTGTTCTTTCTTGCTTTTCCCCACTCTGTTCTCCTTGATTTGTTTTTTAATTAGTGTTCAACAGTACCAGCCATAGAGCATATCTAATCATCCCTGTTGTGGTACAAGCCTACTATCTAGCCCAGCCTAAAACTAGAAAAACTACCATGAATCATTGAATTGACCCAATCGGTTTGAAATGTATAATCACATCCAGATATCAACTTTGGCATATATTATCAACAACTTTCCTTTCGGTAGGCGTCCTGACCTCATACTCACCCGTTTCCATGTTTAGTGTCCCGTCTTATATACTACCCAGACAGTCAAAGGGTAAGTGATAAAGGGAGACAAGGAATTTAACCTTGACTTTAGGACATTCTCCCTAAACCACAAATAGAAAAGAGATCTATAACATTCTCTTCTAATCCACTACGATTAACATTGACCGCTTAACAAAATCAACTAAAGAATATTACAAATCTCTCTGTATTATAAGTTAAGCTTGTCGTCATTGTATAGAGGTAGTGAATCTCTTTGACTCCTTATATTACCATACTTAACTAATTTATACTACACAAGTTTTAAGTAGTTTGATGTTTTTAGTAATTATTACAATAACGCTTGACTTTATGTAAATTGTTTCATACAATGATTGTAGTTAAGGAGAACAAGATGGAAGAAAAAGAAATGTTTTATTGCAATATCCCGTGTATTGTAAAGGCTGATTTAGGTAATGAGTATTTAATAGAGCTAGATTTAGCAGAATATTATGAAAATGATGGTTACGATGAGTTTGGTGGCTATCTTGAAAGCGTAGGTCAAACTATATTTGCAAACAAAAAATATATGACCGAAAAGAAAATTGATGTTGATAAAAGGATTGCAAAGGTTATTGGTGAGGCTGAAAAGAAAGCAAAGGATATTATTTCAGAAGCTAACAATAAATCAAGAGAGAAATATATAGAGGCAGAAGATAAACTTAAAGCAATAAAAAAAGACTTATTAAAGATTGAAGGGTTTTCCCCTTATTTAGATTTCTTAAACGGTAAAACTAAATATATTTTACAGGATAGTCGGTGGAGAGCTAAAACAGAATATGAATATACTATTATGTCGATTGAAGAGTTTGAAAAAGAACGGATATATGAAAATAATGATTACTATGGACACGATTTAAAAGCATTTCAGTTGGACAGAAGAGAAAACAGAGGCGAGGTTGAGATTTGTTTAATGCAATATTCTGATTGCTCAGGTTCAGAAAGATACCAAGTGTGGCTATTTAATACGTTTGAGGAATTACAGGAAAGAGTTTTAAGTGAGTTAGAATCTAAAAGCTTAACAAATAGATATGTAGATAACTTGGAGAAGTTTGAAATAAAACATCCTAAAATCCAAGAAGCAAAAGAGAGTGAAAAGAAAAGAATCCAGTCTGAAAAAGACAAGAAAAAAGCAGAATTAGAGAAAAAATTAAAAGAGTTATCAAATGAAGCCTAGTGAATATACTAAGCAAACAGTGGGTCTTAATCTTAAACAGGTTGCTGATAGCGTAGAACAGAGCGAACGAACGTTGATTAACTGGTATAACAATGAAAAGAAGCGAAAAGTCTTTGAGGCTTGCGTGTATTGGGCTAAAGAGAAGGTTTAACATTATCACAGTATATGGTGTTGAAGGGATTGGATAGATTGAAGGAGAGCGTAAACAATGAGTAATTTCAAAGACATAGAAAGAGCTATATTTATACCAATAATATTATTCCCATTAGCAATATGGAAAATCGTAGATATAATTATATGGATAATAAAGCACGTGAATATATCAATAGTTCTTTAAAATAGAAAGCGTATAACAGGCGTTAAGGAGAAGAGATGAAAGACAGCGATAAATTAGGTGAAATAATAGACAGTATAGATAATTTAGTAAGTGCGATGGACTTACCTATGCCACCACAAATGCATTTAGATATATTAAAAGGCTCGTTAACAGAGAAAGTTAAAGAATTAAAAGAGTTTTATATTGCAGAAGAAAACGATAATCCGTGGCTTTAATTACTTGCGTTATATACGCTAAAGAGGAGAGAGAATAGATGGGTATGGGATGGGATCAAGATTTACTTGATAGATTAGATGATGAGAATGATTATATTCATGAGACTTATGTGAAAAGAGGTTATGATAAAACTTTAAAACATTTATTAAGACCTAAAAAACATGGTGTTAATTTTAGTTGTGAGGAAGACGCAACAAGAAGGTTAGATATGGCTGTTAAACGGTTTAAGGCTATACAGTAAGGAGAAGTAAGTGATTAGTAACGAGTATTTAGATGAAAAATGTATAGATTGCAGGCATTGTTGGTGTTGTAACTTGGCTGTGAAAAGAGATGGTGTTGCGTGTGTAGATTTCAAGAAAAAAGTTATAGCGAAAGATAAATTGGAGACACTATGAAGGTATGGAGACTATAACCAACGCCCTCAATTAAGAGGGTTTTTTATTTATACAGAATTTCTCCATACCTGTTTTTTGTTAACCCTTTTGACTTAATCCAATCGTCAGCGTTAGTATATGGCTGTATAGTATTCTTTTGTGTTTCGGGATCTCTTTGGATTCTGCTTTCCGGTGGAAATTCTTGGTCTACTGTTACGGCTGTTCCTCTGTCATTGATGTCCCATCTAGCAACACCCGATCTACCTAAGTAATGCCATTCACCATTAGGATATAGGAATTCACCTTTTTCGTTTGAATAATCCCCATCCATTTGTACAGATTGTTGTCTCACTCTATCATCTAGCGTTTCAACAACCATGTATTTACTTTTAACTATGTCTTGCTCATTAATCCATTGATCTCTACTTGCATCGTTTCTGATTCTTCCTACTTCTGTTCTAATAAGTCTCTTCGTCTTATATGCTTGCCCTCTCATATTCTTTTTACTTGATATGAACTTACCATTTTCATCTCTATAACCTAGATCTATTTCTATGTTTTTATTGATTCTCTCCTGGCTGTATCCATTCTCTACACCATTTAATATTGTCTTATATATCTGTTTGGCGTTCTGCTTTCTTCTCATAGTCATTTCTTGAGTATCCATAATAACAGACATAGAGTAATTAAGAGCTTCTTTGAATTGGTCTTTAGTGTATCGGGACAATTTAACATTATATCCCTTTGATATCCCTAGATTCTCAGTCGCATAATTAGCGTAGAAATAAGATGTTCGATATTCTTCTGCGTAAACATTTTTTGTAAACACATCACGTTTAATATATTCTGGTTTTAGAGTTTCATTAACTTTCTTAGCAAATGCTTTTTTTCTATTGCCAGTATTAAACCATTTAGTATTATCTCCTGCTTTAGATTTAGCTTTAGCAGACAACAGGAAAGACTTATCTCTAATTACACTATAGATAATAGCTATCTCAGAAATAATAAGAGAGTCACGCTTCTTGGTTTCTCTCTCTACTTCCTTATCGTATTTATTCGAACTCATTGTTTACCTTTTTAGATTCTTCATCCTGTAACACCTCTACTTCTTCATACTTGTAGCCTAACTCATCAAACCATAGTTTTTGGGGTACGTTTGCTCCACCATCTGAGGCAATCTTTAAAGATCCCACTTTATCCTCTGGTATAGTGTGCTGAAAAGCTATAGTTAAATTAAGTGGCTTAACCGTTGTCCCTGTTGCTCTTGATCCATGAGTTAATGCTAATCTATAAAGTTCTCTTAAAGATCTATCATACTGATTCTCTGTCTCAACTGTACTATCTGATAATAGTTTCATTTTCTGCTCTATCTGATACTTGGTTGGTGCTGTGCCGTCTCCACCTAGAGAATTAGGATTGTAGCTATTGGAGTTTTGAAAGACTATGGACTCTTTTAATTGTAGGTGTTTAAATAACGCCTCGTAACCTTCGTACTTCTTAGATAACCACGCCCATTTACCATGCAATAATACACCATACTTTTCCATACCTTTAGCCATTGAATCAAGTTCATCTTGGTTTATGTTCTCGCCTTCTGCTGTTGTATCTGTAAGTATATGGTCTGCAAATGTACCAAAACCACAATCGGCTTTAGACATTAACCGGTCAATAGTATCCTGCTCTAATAGTGAGTACTCAACATCACCACGCTTTTCATCGTTATTAAAGAACTCTACAAAAGGAACACCGTTGAAGAAATGCTTTCTAACTCCTGCTTCTTTTGTTATGTTATCTTCAACAATAGTTGGGTAATCAACGTTATTCATTACCATAGTGTCATTATCAACATAAAAATGTAACTCTTCTGTAGGTGTTAATATCGTTACTCTTGCAGTAGAGTTATTGTAGTACTCTTTTACTGAGTCGCTTATCTTCTTAGTTTGAAATGTAAATGCAAGCTCTCCAACCTCGTTATAGAAAGGAGTATACTCCCATGGTTTAACAGCTGTTGTTTTAACGCCTTGGTCTACTGTATTGTATAACCTAAAAGCGTTAACTCCCCACATTGCACCCTGTTTAACTGTTGTATTAAACATTGCTTTCATTCCGTTGTTAAGATTGAAATCGTCTATAGCCTTTTGATTCTCTCCTGTGATTTCCACGCTTGAAAGATAACCGGCTTTATTCTGAGCGATAAGTTTGACATAATCAGTATGTGATTTAAGATTAAGCTTTGAATTGAGTACCCCTGTCTTTGGATCTACTGCTATTAATATCGGTATACCATCGGCTTCATTTCCTAAAGGTATTTCAGCACTTGCAGCTTTAAGTCTTGATCTATTATAGACCCCTGTCTGTTCGTTCTGTCTAATTGTGTTATCTGTGGACTCTAAAACTTGGTCGTATAAGTCTTTGATTGTCTTTAAATCTAGGTTATATATTCGCTGTATATAACTATCTGATAGTGTTTGATTCATTATTACCCCTTGCATCAATGTGCTATAAGTCTAATTAAGGGTAACATATGTTAAGGTATAAATCAATTATTCTAATCGTTCCATATTATCTTACGTCTTTTGGTGGTGCTACCTGTTAACATCTCTACTATTCCTGTTAGTGTATCGGCTGCATCATCATGTTTGTTAGCCGTAAATAATGCTTTGTATTTAGTTGTATGAGTGTAGAACTCTGGCCATCTCACATGCCAATCTTTAGGATAAACTATTCTTTCTTGAACTAAGGCCGAGTTACTATGTATTCTACTCTCTTTATTCCCTGACTGATGAAACCAATTAACAACAGTAGATCCCTTTAGTTTGGCCTTAACATTCCTTGCAAATCCTCTACCACCATTATTAGACTCTATATCGGCCTTATTTGTTTGGCCTCTATCTAATAATCCAGCTGTTGCACCTTCTGTAATCTCCATCGGTTCTTGAGTGTATAAAATATCGGTTATGTAACATCTATCATCTTGGCCAACAGTATAGTTGATTGAACATAGATAATCTTTTCCTGTATCGGCCGTATCGGTGTAGTTCTTTTTCATTTTAAATGCTGTAGGCTCTGCATCGTATAAATTGAAAGCCTTATACAACATCCCCTCTTTTGACTCTGGATTACCTTGATATAAACATTCAAAGGCCTCTGGATTCCTTGCTTTAGTCTTTAATAGCTTGGCCTTACTGTGTCTTTCTGGCCATAATGCTTCACCCTTTTCTCTTGGGTCTAGCTCTGTTGGTTCTCCTGTTTTAATGGCCTCATAGTTTATTTTATACCAACCATCAAAATTAGGATCAATCTCAGATAAACTGTTAAGCGTTCTTACTTCCTCTTTAGATTCAAGATAACCGATTAAGTCCTCTTCGTGCCATCTAGTAAAAACAATTAATTGTTGAGAGTCATTGTGTAATCTAGAGTCGGCCGTAGTATCATACCAATCAGTACAATTTGTTCTTATTACCGGAGAATTACCCTCACTTGCATCTTTATACAAATCGTCTATTATTAAAACATCAACAGCGTTACCAGTTAATGAAGTACTACGGCCGACTAGTTTAACATTTCCACCAGTGGCCACTCCGTCATTATCGATTATTTCAAATTCTTCACTTGTTCTAATTGCATCGCTTGATAAATTATGTAGTTTAGATTTAGATAGTTTTGAATCGGGATATAGGCCTATATATTCTTTACTGTCTATTATTCTGTTTATATCTCGGCCAAACCTCCTAGCCTGTGTTGAGGCATAAGAAGCTACTGCAATATTCAAGGTATTATTACGGCCTATTAGCCTAGTTGGTAATCTCCTTGTTGATCCTTCTGATTTTCCATGTTGAGGTGGTACAGTTATTATTAGCTTCTTTATTAGTCCATCTACAAACTTATCTAATACAGAGTAATAAGATTTATGAAATTGTCCTTCATGAAACTTACTAGATCCATCTTTATTCTTGGCCATAGTATGTTTGGTAAAATCCAACTGAGTTCGTTTTGCTAATTCTTTTTTTATCTTATCAAGATCAAGATTCGGAAGCTTTGACAATGGCCTCTAATACCTCCGTTGGTAGTTTACTATAATTTATTCCTACTTCTTCACCCTCTTCGTCTAAAGTTGTATTCAAGACTTCCTGTTTATTCTTCCATCTATCTGGATCTCTATTAAACAACCATCTTTCAATTGCTTTTGTATCTGGTGCATGTTCTTTGACTATTTCGCTTTCTTCGTATAGCTCCATAGAATCCTTTTCATTGCTGAAACGTCTAATTGTCTTACGTTCTGTTGTGGTGCATCCCATAGCTCTTTTACGTAGACTTTGCTCCATATCTGAATCAGTTATCTCTTTACATTCCTTTAGGAACACCGAAAACTCTTCATGCTCTGACTTCCATAGTGTAAAAGTGGACTCTGCAACATCTATTAACTCGGCTACTTCTTTATCTGTTGCACCTAACTTAATAAGCTTTTTAATCTTTGAGAACAAGTCAGTAGTGTATTTTGTTGGTCTACCTTCTAGTTTCTGTTTATCTGTTAGTTTATCGCTCATAGTTCTTCCCACTCCTCTATCAATATAAACCCTCTGCCGTTGCCTTCGTTATCTTCTATTCTATCTTGATCTGCTACTAATAAAACCTCTTGATCTTTGAGGTTCTTGTCATCTGCTATATGCTTGTATATCTTCTGAATATCTTTTGACACGCATATAATATCAGTAAACTCATAGTGATCGTAAGAATAGCGTTGTGCGATATATGTCATAGTTCTATACCCTTAGATGGACAACCATGCTCCAATCTATATAAGGCTTCCTTTGGCGTTACTGCATAATACTCTGCTAAGTCCTCACTCAGTTGTTTTATTACTGGATTGCTTAATGGTATTATAACCTCTTCTATATCCTTATTCATTTAGATCTCCCTTAAATGCTTTTTTAAGTCTACCAAGCAAAGAGTCTTTTTTGAATTCATGTACTTGTACTGATTCAGATTGATACTCTATGTTTAGACTTAATAGATTATTATACTTATCAGTCAAGGCATTATAGTTTCTATTTGATTCTTTTAACTCTCTCGACGCTTCTTTAAGACTTACTATAGTAGTATTTAACTCTTTATGTTTTCCTTCTAGCTCTTTTGTTATATCGTCTATTCCTTGGTAAGAAGTAGATCTAGTATGATCAGCAAAATACATTTCTGTCTTGTATCCTTTTGATAATAGCTTTAAAGACGTTATTTCTTTTTCTAAGCCTCTAGTTTTTTCTTCTATTTTTAATCTTGTATATTCTTCTAACATCTCATTTGTCATTTAGATCTCCTTTAACATACTCAATCAACTCTTTCAGCGTTACTGCATAATCTAACCCTTTACTAGTTCTTAATACTAACATGTTATCTTCGTCTATTTTATCAATATGTTTTAATTGTAATCTCTTTATAGTCTCTACAGGAAAGATTCTAAGTGTTGCTCCTTCCTCTATTGCTTTCTTCGGCAATTCTGATATTAACATATTGTTCTCCTATAAATATTATACTATTTTGTTGTGATTGTTGCAATTAAAAAGAGTGCCACCCCGTTAAGAGTGGCAAAGAGTAAAAGATAAAAAATGTATGAAAGAATAAGCAAAAGGAAAAAAGCTAATCAGTCCATAAAGGTATCTCTATATTATCTCTGTTTTCTCTTATTGTCAATTACTCTTTTGGTAACATAGCGTATTCTAGTTTTAATAACTCATCCCTTGTCATTCTGGCCTCTATAGTAAAATGGTAATACTTAGTGTCTGAATTATACCCCATAACTCTTGTCCATAGAAAATAAATATTAGATTTTCCTTTTTTATATTCCTTATATGTTGTTCCATCAACTTTAACTTTAAACCACAACTTAAATATATGCTCATGTGTTATTTCGCTACTTGGTAGATCTGCTATTGTTCTTTTCATTGTTTAACACC